ATCCCATTCTGCGATTTTGTAAACTCATTCTCCTACAGTATTCTTTGTATCTTTTTATTTGACGATCGACGCCGCCAATAGTGCGGTAATGTAGTAAGTACAATCCACCATCTGGATTACCTGTCCAATCAGCTATACCGGCGTTTTGTATTTTAAACTCAGGACTGCATATATGCGCGCCTGGTTTATAGTTCATTTCTTTTACATCGGATGGTTTAAATAACACACACTTTGAATAGTTGTTGAATTGGTATCCTGTTGTTATTTCAAGAATGTCATTTTTAGGCATTTCATTCGAATATATTTGCCAGCCTAATGGCCTATGTATTGACTCATGACTATTGCTTAGCATTTCTTTTACATCACCGGCATAGTGCAAAACCTCATCGCAGTCCGCCATAACCACCCAATCAGCATCACTTGACTTCCATGCGTTGTTTTTAACGTCAAGATAAGCCTGATCGCTTAACTCCCCTTTCTTACCGAACTTCTTAACATCACAGCCCATTGATTCGGCGATGAGCTGAGTTTCATCCGTTGAGTAATTATCCCAGATCGTAATATGGTCGCAGAATTTATTATAGTGCTTTATAACTAGCCCAATAATGCTAGACTCGTTCCATGCGATAAGATGAGCCTCTATTTTCATTTTTGATTCCTTTGCCAAATTCTAACAGCTTCAATGTATGATATATCAATCGTTAGCGAATTGCCATTAAAGTATATGAGCGCCTTATCATTTCCAAGAAACTCATTATCACCAGCCAACTTAATTGCATCAATCCTATCAAAATCTATAGCAATCGGCAACCATTGATCTCCTTCTGGTAGTCCCATTTCAATTTGTTCTTTAGGTGCTGCAACACACCAAACATTACATTCTACTATCATGTCAACGACATATAAAATTCAAAAGCTTCAGGCGTTACGTTGTTTCGTAGCCAGTTATAATTATGATCAGATTTTTGGAACTTCATACCATGTCCTTTGCCTCCTGATTTACCGAATCCGTGACCTTTAATGCCAACACATCCAGTTGCTGGTATAAACCTTTTTCGATATGATTGTGCGTACTTCCAAAGTTCAATATCAACGAACGCATTATTGCGCGGCCAAATGAATTTTTCAACTGCACTAACGCGAAACCCCGTCGTGAATAATGATGATCTTAACGGGTGTTTAAAATTCTGATGTGTTCTGTTCTTTAAGTGGTAATATGTTGTTGTTTCTGATCCGAAGAAATCATATTGTGAGGTTGTATGACCAAACATTTGAATATAGTAAGGCTTAACCGCATCATCGTCTTCTATAATGAACACCAAATCAATACCATCTGATTTAGCCTTCTGAACCCCGGCAAACACCCTCTCGCTAATATCCACATCTTCACTAACAGGCGCGTAGTCGATTATGTAATGCTTCTCAGGTTGTATCGTAAACTGACTTACCTGGTACTTACAAAACTCTAGCATCTTAGGCCGGTCTCTTGTTGGTGTTATGACGGCGTATGGCTCCATTATAAATTCTTGTTATGGTTATCATTCCAGAATTTAATAATGCCGTATAGACAACACATGAAGCATAGTGAACAAACCACTAAAAAAAATATTTTTATCATACCAATCAATTAAGCATTCTAATTTCAGCAATAGCTCCCTTTATCGTCTGCTGAATTAAAGCCGCTCCAAACAACTCTAATTTCAACTGTCTTCGCTTCCTGAATTGCCACCAGTGCGACTCTTTTAACTTCTTAGTTATTTCAGCAATACTTACCGTTTCTACCCGGTTGTGCCAGTGTGTGAAGCGCTGCTCAACGCGCTGCTTTACAAATTTTACTGCCTGTGTGTTTTCGGTTGCCATATTGGTAAAAACTTTAGATTACTCCCTCCATGCCCTAAAAATACCTTAACGCCAGCTTCTCGCAATGATGCGATGAAAGTTTTATAAGACGCTATTTCATTTAAAAAACTGCCTTCATTCCCATTCGGGGAGTAAACACGGTGGTTAACCATATCCACCCCCCATAGGACTATCTCTGTAAACCCCCAACTAAAAGCCAGACTAATTGCCGCAAACGGGCTAGTCTTTGAATGATATAAGTAATTTTTGCTGATCTTCTGTAATCGGTTAGAGTGCGCCCAAGCACGCGATTCGAATCTCTCAACCGTTGTAAACATTGACTTCCAATTGTTCGGGTTGTCGGTATAAAGCTTGTTTGGCCGTGTTCTTTGTATTAACTCCATTCTATCCGGTGTAAACTGGCTTGGAATATTAAGTATCATCAAGTAAGTAGGCTGATAACCCCACTTTAAGCAGTCATTAACCCCTATGGAAGGCGTTTGGCCTTTATAGTGCTTTGCCGATTCACCAAGACCTATTACGTGTATGGTCATTTCTTAAAAGATGCCCATAGATACAAACCAACAATAACCAAAACAATACCTGTGGTTATCAGTGATGGGCTTAAAACCCACCACCATGACCAATCAATAACACCTGTCAATTTAAGTGTCACGAATACAATAGTTAAAAGACCAACAAAGCCTATCCCTGATGAACTTGATGAGTTACTTGCCATTTTCTAATGATTTTTTACAGTCCTCCACTATTAGATTTTCGATATAGTTTGTTAAGCTAGCGCGATGAGTTTCTTTTTGCCGCTTCTTAGCGCACTTCAAAATATCCTCATCTAACATAAAATTCTTTCTCTTTCTAGCCATAAAACATACATAAAGGAAACATAAAGTATTGATAAATCCTCGGCTTTAGACTTATTTTTTTATGTACAGGTGTGGTTTGTTAATAAAATCAGGGAATGCGCACTCAGCCATATACCGGTAATTATCAAAGAAATTAAGCCCCATGCTTCCAGATGCGTTTCCTTTGATAAGATCTCCATTCTCATCAACAGCAGCTTTTACTATATCCTCGATTAGCGCATGGTTGTTTTCTGTGATTAGAATATTAGCATTTTGAAGGATGGAGTTATTAAGAACACGACTGGAAGAAAGATCCATATTTTTATTTTTAACCTTCAAATTGAAGTCTTTCAAACCCAACTTCTGCTTAATTATAATGTAGTGATTGATATCTCCAACCAATAAAGGCGATCTATTTACGCCGGTTGAGTCGCCCGTAACGTCCATTTTAAACTTAAAATGAGGATATTTGGCTATTATCATGTCGCATATTTCGGGAGTAGAACCATTTGTCATGAATAGCGTGTCAAATATTACCAATGATCTGTAATCCGGCATTTGGCCTATTGAGCAAGTCATTGGGGAGACGTTAAAATCAAAGCTGATCAGTATGTTTAAATGCGGGTTAGGCTCATAAGTGCCTTTCATTATGTGTTTTTCGCGACTGAAGGCGTAAAGGAATGGCCTGTCGTTTAGGTCAACATCTTCGGCTAAATACTCCTGTTGGAAGGTTATCTCATCAAGCTGATTACGTGCGCTATCAATTTCAGCAGGATCAATATAAGGGTTATCGTAAGTTGTATACTTGAAAAAAGCCCAATCAGGCTGTTTTTTCATTTGTTGCTCAAGCTCGTAGAAGTAATTATTCTTGCCTTTTGGGGTCGACATAAACCATGAGTCGCCCTTGAAATCTGTTAGTGTTGGTCGTATTGTTTCTTGCCAGGCTGCCTTATTGTTTTTAGCCTTAGCAAATTCGTCAAGTATAGATCGGTGGTATTTACGTCCACGTCCAGAGTTTGGATCGTCCATTGACCAGAAATCAATAATTCCACCGGTGATAGTTTCAATCTGCTTTAATTGCTCGTTTTTCTTCTTAATGGCAGGGTAAAAAGTGGCGTTTAAGTCCTTCCATACTTCTGAAACGTCCTTGTATGTCGGTGTCCATATGCCTACAAACTGCCCAAATTGCAACGCTGGCTTACTTAACCGCTTAATCATGGCAGACTTGCCAAAACGACGACCGGCCTTGACGATGTTAAATCGCTTTGCCTTATCTAAAATTACCTGTTGGTTTTTATGAGGCTTAGGAACTCGTATTTCCATCTTCCTCTATCCACTGGATGGTTGTATCCTGCTTTACTGTTACATTTTCCTTAGGTTTGCCAAACTTATAAGACATCCAAAGCTTTTGTGCCTCTATGTTTGGCGCCTTAGCACTAACGCCTTTTTCTTTATTCTCCTCTATGCCTACAGCTAGCTCATAAATGCGTTTTAAGACACTTTCAGTTGGCCCTATGCTATCCATTAAATCGTCTAGACCAAGCTCTTCAGCCTTAGATTTACGGCCCGCACCAGGCCTTGCGCCTCCGTTCTTCCCCATTGATGTGATTTTGAGTGATTAATCAGTATATCTTATGTATAAAATTAGCATATTATACACATAAAAACAAAAAAGCCCCCATTCTTGAAAATGGAGGCCTAAAACTCAAATTAAAAAGTGATCTAATCTTTGTTTGGTT